AAATTCGACTCTTTTCATATAAATTTAGAGTATAATCAATAATATCCTTTTTATTTGTTATTTCAAGTAGATTAATAAACTCTTCTATCGCTTGAGGTATATCAATACCTGAAAGATCTTCTTTAGCCTCTGTATTCTCTAAAATTCGATTAAAGTTAATATCATAATCTACAGTTAGATTTCTTGGTTTAAGTAAATTAAGCTTTTTGAGAAGAATGTCCATATCCTCATGACAGATATTCATATCTACTTTTAGCTTTACTATGTTATTGCAGACAAGATCTATAACATGTTTAGTTATATCACCCTCTCTAACTAGTTCACTTAGGGGTACCTTCTTATATATAGGTGAAATAGTATTAGGAGTAAACTCATACTCCATCGTATCGAGATCTAAAATGTAGTAGCCTTTTTCATTATCAACATCTCCGAAATCCATTTGAAAGGGGTTACCACAATACAGTATGGTCCCTTTACCAAATTTCTTTTCATGTCTAGTATGGAAATGTCCTGAAACAACTAACTCAGACTTCTTTAATAGATCCTTTATCTTTACTCCCTCCTCACATACCTTATATGAATTCATTTTAAACGTTTCGATTTCAAAATGACCAAAAATGATATCACTCTGCGGTATATCGCGAGGATTTGTATTCCAAGGGCAGAAGGTTAAGGTCTTATCAAACGCTTCAATCGTTAAAGGCTTGTCTAGGATAGTAACGTTTGCTCTCTTCTTAAAGATTGAGAGAGAGTTTACATCAGTACGATGTTTATAATAGATATCATGGTTACCGGTAATAGCTATAATATTAAAGTCGGATAAAATATCTAGAATATCAGCAGATACCTGTAATGTGTTAACAGATATCTCACTTCTGTTATGATGCCAGTCACCACAAAAGATAAGATCTTTAATGTTCTTTTTCTTACACTCATCCTTAAACCATACAGCCCATTCAAGCGCATTTTTATGCCACTCGGTACTATTAGAGTGCACTCCTAGATGGAGATCAGAAAATATAGCAAATCGTGGCTTACTGATCGTGGTATAAGTCATCTTCTTCATCAACAGGTTTAACATACACAACTCCACCGCCGGTGTTCTCTGGGTCAGTCATGTAAGCCTCGTAAACTTGCTCTTTATAGTTAGTCAAAGCTTCGTGATGTTTTTTCTCTTTCTTAATCCTGTTAATAAATGCATTGAAGGCTATTGTTGTAAAGTAGGAGAACGGATTAGATCCACTCTCAAATTTATACTTCTTATACTTCAACGCGGCATACATCTTAACCAAAGCGTCTCCAATCATATCATCTTTATAAGTGTAGTTGATAAAGTTTGAGTTATAACTTAGGCCGTATGAAATCTTTTTAATATTTTCTGCCAAGTCGTCGGTTAATACGTCTGTATCGTAATATTTTTTAAGGGAAGCCTTGAACACTTTAGGTTCAATATAATACTCGCCTTCTCTCTTTTTCCTAGACATTAAAGATATTATAACTTACTATATATCTTTTTCAACGTATTTTATCTTTTCTTTGTCATATATCTGCTTACGCTTATCACTATGACGAATACCGTACCTCAACTTATCGCATATGTCAAATATAACAAGCTTATCTTTCGATGCATGCTTACGTAGCCCCCTACCTATAGACTGTACAGTTCGAATAAAAGACTTACCACCAGCAGCAAAAATAATGTTATGTATGTTCTTAATATTCACACCAGTGGAGAAAATAGCACTTATTGCAATACAAATAACGTTACTCTTCTTTTCCATTATTTTTTTGATCTTATCTCTCTCCTCAACGTCCACTTCACCTCTTATAAAGTATACCTCTTTACCACTTATACTTTGTAAATGCTCTAATAACGCTTCACCGTGCTTTATATGATTGACAAGAATTAGACTGTTGTTATCCAATTTGGTTAGTAGCTTTTGCAAAAATAAATTCCTACGATTACTCTCATAGATAAAATCCAATTCAGCCCTGTAGCCATTAACACCTTCATATACTGGACTATGCTTATAACTAATGTTAATAATCTTTATCTCAACATTTGCCAGGTAATCTTCTACTCGTAACTCATAACTCGACTTCTCATATATAACTGGTCCCAACTTACCAATAATTGACCACTTATCTAAATTATCTTCTGGTAAGGTGCCTGTAAATCCGTATTTGTTTTGGGTTACTATCTTTGATATTATCTTACTAATTTTATTACTCGTTTTTATCTTATGACACTCATCGACTATTAGTAGATCGACATACTTCATCCACTCACTTTCGTCAAAACGACTCTGGACTATACCTATATTACATATAACTACATTCGCAGTAAGGTCAGGCTTCATCTTGCCCGTCCATTTTGTTAATTTAAAGGTAGTACCGCAGTTCATAAACTCATCATATGTTTGAGTTACAAGCCCTAAGTCAGGTACCAACACTATACACTTAAAAGTATCCTTATCTTTACAGTTCTGAAAGTAATTTTCTATAAGAGCGGCTGTAGTGAAGGTCTTACCTGCACCAGTTCCAAGAACACATGTACCTCTACCTAACTTAAGAGCCTTCTTAATTACATCCTCTTGATACTCTCTCAAGTCAAATGCAAAATCTTTGTAAAGTGGGTTGTTATATCCCACGTTTAGGACTGACTTTAAGTTATCAGTAATATTAACGTCAATATTAATTTGTTCTTGTATCAGATATTGTCTGATTAGCCAATATAGACCTAACTCACATGATCCAGTAGCTGTTATAGCATACTTACGTCGAGGAGCAAATCTCGAATAACGTCTAGCGAATCTAGCAGCAGTATTTTCTACAGAAAAGCTCTCTCTAATCTTTTCGAACAAAGATGTATCAGTGCAGGTAAACTTTAACTTACCACTCGACTTAACAATATCAAAATTAATCATAGCTGCTCCATTTTTTGTATCTCAACGATGTTTTTGATCTCGTAACCCATCTGCGACATTATTTTTTCAACCTTTTCAAGATACTCGATAACGTGATTAAGACCGTATATTTTATCGTTAATCTCAGCAAGGCTATTATGATTTTCTGCTGCAGTCTCAGCAGTACTGTTTGTAATCTTTACAGGTGAATCACGTATTACCTGCTTAACAATCTCCTTTTTAAGAGTTTTCTTCTTCTTTATAAGTCTATTCTTTTCAACCTTAGCTTCAATAAGTCTGGCCACCCAGTAATGCTTACGAGAAGGTAACCTCATTTGTTGATCCTTTACATTAAAATCGTCAAGCACTAGATCCTGACCTACCTCTTCAATGTATCTTTTTAATCGATCATCCACAAAGGTAGTATAAATATAAATATGCAAGAATCAAGTGGTAAGTTTGAATCACAGTTCTTTAAGTTATTATCTGAAGATTTAGCTGAAGAGAGTAGTTCTGTTGGAGGTGGAGCTCTTGGTCCAGCTGCACAGGGTGGTAAAATTTTTGATCCAGATGGTCAGATTGACTCAGGTGATACATATACACCTGGTGATGCAAGAAAACCAAAGATGCTAGGTGGTGTTCAAACAAGAAGTGGTTCTGTATCTAAGAAAAAGAAAGATAAAAAGAAACGAGGTATAGATGGTGTATTCTTAACCGGTGAAGAAGATGAAGAAATGTGTCCGGATGCTTGTTGTGGTGCACCAGTAGCTGAGTGTAAGTGTGGTCCAGATTGTGAGCATTGTAATTGTTACGAAATCAACAATGGCTGATTTAGGACATTGGCAGGGCTTGCTTACAGAAGATACTATTCCTTACGGTTTTATATATGAGATAACAAATCTCACTAATAATCGTAAGTATATTGGCAAGAAGCAGTGTCAATCAGTGCGTAAACGACCACCTCTTAAGGGTAAGAAGAATAAACGGCATCAAATCGTTGAAACTGATTGGAGAACATACACATCTTCCTCAAATGAGCTAAATAAAGACATAGTTGAGCTTGGAAAGGATAAATTTAAGTTTGAAATACTAATAAGTTGTGATAGTAAATGGGAACTCTCATATAATGAGATGAAGCTACAAGTAGAACGTGAAGTCTTACTAAAAGATGAATACTACAATGGAATTATCAACGTTAGAATTGGAAAAAGAAGACGATAGTGTAAGAGGGTACACTTTTATTAATTTAAACCGTCTCTTAGAAGCATCTTATAATGAATACCAGTTATATATAAATGAGAACGAGCTTAAGTTAACTAAAAAGGAACAAAAACGTTTAGGGGTACATTTTATAGCATCTAAGATCATTGAAGTCTGTTCATATAGTGATACAAAGAAATGGTTTTACTACAAAATTAATGAAAGTATTGAAAACACACTAGTAAAACAGTTATTTAACTCGCTACCAACTAACATAACATATGGTAATACTTCGTTTAAGCAGTTTTTAGATGATAGGGATTATAGTTCTTTTACTAGTAAGGATGTTTCAAAGGTTAGTTATGAAAAGTTTAGTAGATTTTTACATTCTAACGGTCTACTTAAGCTTGTTAACAAATTACACCTAAATTTAAATATAAAACTATCATTACTTCCATAAATATAAACATGAGTAAATTCCTCGAAGCTGTTGAAAATAATATCCCAGAAAAGGATCTAGATAAAATAACAGATGCGAAAAGAGCTCTGCAGCGATTTTTACTTAGTAAGGATATTAATGTTAAGGTGAAGACTTTTAGGGATGATATTATGATAGAACTTGAAGACGGTCGTATGGTTAAGCTTGAGGTCCGAGATATTACTGATAATGTTGAAGATAATGAGTTTCAGTCAGAGCTTGATAGACGAGCTGAAGCAAAAGACCCTGAAGCTATGAAAGCAAAGCAAAATAGAGAGAATGCCTACCGTAAGAAGTTGCAAGAGTTTGAGAAAAAGACAACGGAATTTGAAGAAGCAGATCCAAACGTAGTATAAAAATGAAAACTATAAAACTAATTGAAAGCTACTATAAATTATTAGAGCAAGATGGTGTTGAGGGAGCAGATGCTGCAGTAGATGCTACTGAAGTGGCAGCTGAAGTACCTGTTGAAGAGCCGTCCTTAACTACAGAAGCGGAAATATACCTTACTAAGTTGGCTGCTCTTGCGTTTTCTTATTCACCTACACCAGAGGAAGAAAATTTAATTAACACCCTATCACAGGAATATGGTCAATCAGAACCTAAACGCGTTACAAATCAGATACAAGATTTGTTGCAATCCTCTAACCAGGCACTAGAAAAAGAATTGAATGAAGTATAAATCATTACAGCAAATATATGGTGAGAGTGTTCGTGGTGATGTGCCTCCACGTAGACATCTTCGAATGTTAGGTGAGGAGGTTGAAGAGACCGCTAATAATGATGTTGATATATCTGAAATTAAAGATGAGATTAAGCGAGCGATTGATAGTTT